TTGGACCACTAACTGCTACTGAAGACGCGGTTCCTATAACTACTCCTGTAGTTCCTAAACAAGAGCAGGTTACGCAACCTGTTGTTGAAGAGGAAGAGGATGACGAGGAAGAGGAAGGCGACGAAGAGGAGTATGAAGAGGACGAGGAGGAGATGGAGGACCTAGACGGCCTATATGAGGGCGTTGAAGCGGTTGCCCGTATCTTTGCTAAGGTGTTGATTGAGGAATGGAAAAAAGCCAATGAAACCCCTAAGCCCTAAGGCCCTAGGTCTCCTCATGCACATACACTCCTTCGGGGCTCTACGGGGCGCTGAAGGCCTCTCAGAGGCATTTGAGACGGGTATTAAGGGAATCTACACAGGCCTACAGGAACTCCGCTCTAATGGCCTTATAGACCTGAATAAGGGCAGAGGCCAGACTGGTCAGTACTGGTCAGAGGTTTTGATTACTGAAGCTGGGGTTAGGTACGCTTCACGGTATGCCAAAAAGGCAGACGGACGGACATCCAAAAAGGCAGACGGACCGTCTCCTAAAATAGGCAACTCCATTTCACAGAATAGCTACTCAGCTAATACTCCGTATAGTAAGAGAGCTAATTCGATATTAAAAGAGGGTCGGACGGAGTCCGACGAAAGAGAAGAATTTGAAAAGGTGCCACTAAAGATTGGAGACCAAATGCTAGGAAGCACGCCACTCGACCCAGATGATGCCGATGCCGAAAAGAAAAAGTGGGAAGAAAAGAAAAGGGCAAAGCGCCGCGAGAACAAGGAGTCTCGTAGGGTAGATAAGATTAAACACATCGCCTCCCGCCCCGTTGAGGATTGGACTCCAACTCAGTTAGCAGAATACTTTGCTGACCAGATTAAACAAATGAACTGGCGCATTCCTGAGTGGACTAGTCGTAGTGCTTTCAAAGGTGCTATTGAAACTCTAAGAATGAACCACCACACCGATGGCGCTATTGAAAAGAAACTGATTGATAGATTTTTTTCTACGATTAGGCATGATAAGGGACTTGACAACCCCGACCTCATATGGCGTATGTTTATCAAGCGAGCACCGCAAATGCTTAATGACACAAAGGCTTCTTTAAGAACTGATGATGATGTTGTAGCATTACGAGAGCAAGCTGCTAAATCATGGGAAGGTCTAGATGTATAAACTAGAAGAACAAAAGATTCGTCGCCGTACTTGGATACAAGCAGCAAACATTCCTCCTGCTATGCAGGGTTGGATATTAGAGGATTGCGTAGAGTCTGACCCATCGGATGTTGAAAATATTCGCAAATGGATTACCGCTGTAAGTAAAGGCGTAATCATTAGAGCTACAGGTAATAAATCTTGTGGCAAAGGGTTGTTGTTAGATGGAAACCCTGGCAGAGGTAAAACAACGCTAGCCTTATCAGCTATTCAAGAGATGATGCTTAGACTTCCACTAGATGCTTTTGGTGTAAAGCCTGGGGATACTCTGATAAAACCTTGCTATTTCATGACTTTTAATGACTTTTTAGAGTTAAAAGGTTCCATGATGGATGACCCGACAGATGCTCAGGACACCCTCTATCATGGTGTCTTAGGAGAATGCTTGGCAGACGCCTACAACATTCGTATACTTGTTCTAGACGATGTTGGAAAGGAACATGCGGGGCTCTCTGGGTGGCAGAAGAATATGCTTCATCATCTTCTTCGCACTCGTTACAACAATGGACTACCAACTATCGTAACAACAAACGTAAAACTAGAAGATTGGGCAGGCCTCTACGGTGATGCGACAGAAAGTTTCGCACGCGGGGCGTTTGCTTACCTACCAGTCGTGGCAGAAAAAGGAGACCTACGTCGATGAGGAATGCGGTGAATGAAGAACTAAGACTAGTTCAGGTGTTCTTGAGTCAAACTCAAACCCCTGGACCTGGTATCTACGAAGTATCGGTTCAAGAAGGAACCGAGAGATTGTTCTGCACATGCCCAGGATTCAATGGACGAGGCTCTTGCAAACACACAAAGTTTGTAAAAGCCCGTATCGAAAACAATAATGGAAACTACCCTCTAGAGATTTCTAATCGTGCATCCAAAGATGATGCCGACCAAGCGCGGATATCTAACTCCAAGTTCCGTGAATTTATTATTAAGTTCGGCAAGATAGAGGTATTCTAATCCCGTGAAGAACGGGGACATAAGTAACGAACTGCCAAAAAGAATACTCGTTACTACAGATATATTTTCACGCATTGAACTTACAAAGCAACGTAAGTTTAAAATTATTCCTACCATAAAGGTAGATAAAAAAATTGATAGAGGCGTGCTTAGTTGGCTATACCTGTACACATCTAGGACAGGGACAACTCTAGAGCTTATTTCTTATGAGCTTAATGAAACTGATTTAGAAAAGTTTGTTGATGGACTTGACAGACTAGGTACCAATCCATTTAGATACTTTACGGCATACCAATCGGTACAACACTTGGTGCAAGAGTTACCACTCAGACCCGAGGTTGTTGGTGTCGTTGATATACAATCAAGGATGCTAATGTACGGGCACTGGGGACGTAACATAAACGAACTATGAATAACGAAACGCGACTACTAAGTAAAGTACTACAGGACAGGTCTATCACCGTACTGTTTGATAAAGGTGCGAGCGACCAGTGGTTTGTAGACCCAGAAAATAAAAACGTATGGAAGCTAGTACGCGAGCATTATTTTGCTTATGGAGAAGTTCCAAGCCTTGATGTTATTAATTCTAATTATCCAAACTACAAATTAGTTCAAGCACAGGACAGCCTTGAATACCTTGTAGATGCAGTAGTTGATGAGCGTCGCAGAGCTTCAACCATAAAAATGGTTGACACCGCTATCAAACATATAGAACAACAAGACCACGAAACGGCCTTACTTGCTATTCAATCAAGCCTCAGTCAACTAGAGTCTGATGGCCTTAGTGGTACCAGCGATTTAGATTTAACAGTTGATGCGCAAAAGCGTTACGATGAATACGAATACAGAAAGAACAACCCAGGGTTACTTGGAGTTGCAACAGGGTTTAATACTATGGACTCAGCAACGGGCGGGCTTCAAAATGGTCAGCTAATTGTTATTGTTGCCCCACCTAAAACAGGTAAGTCAACACTTGCTTTACAGATTGCTCAGAACGTTCACATGAAAGATAAACGAGTTATGTTTCAATCTTTTGAGATGAGCAACCACGAACAACTAACTCGTTACGATGCTATGAGAGCGCGTGTATCTCATTCTAGACTTATCAACGGTTTATTAACTCCAGAAGAAGAAGGTCGTTATAAAGCTAAGCTTGCCAGTATTGAAAAAATGCGAGAAAAGTTTTGGCTAGTTGATTCAGCTGCGGGTATGACCGTAACAGGTATCTCAAGCAAGATACAGGTTCTACATCCAGACGTTGTATTTATTGATGGTACATATTTGATGATTGATGAGCAGACTGGAGAAGCAAATACTCCACAAGCTATTACTAACATCACCCGTTCGTTGAAACGTATGGCTCAAAGGTTTAAGGTGCCTATTGTTATATCTACTCAAGCATTAAAATGGAAGATGAAAAAGGGACAAGTAACTGCTGACTCAATCGGTTACTCTTCTTCTTTTCATCAAGATGCTGATGTAATCTTTGGTTTGCAAAGAGAAGATGAAGCAGTAGATGACACACGTGTGTTAAAGATTCTTGACAGCCGTAACTCTGGACGCGGAGAAGTTACCCTTATGTGGGATTGGAACACGGGCCAGTTTAGAGAGCTTGAGAGCGATGACCTATGACATTAGAAGAGATGGAAGATACTTTAGAAAGGCTCGGACTTGAAGTCGTATCCACTAGAGGTTCAGAAATCCAAAGCTATTGCCCTGCACATGTTGAAAGAACAGGTCACGAGGACCGTAACCCATCGTGGTGGATTAACGCAGACACTGGTGCACATATCTGTTTTTCATGCCACTACAAAGGCGGACTGTTGTCCCTGGTTTCCTATATTCAAAAATGGGACTATGAAAAATCAAAAGAGTGGCTTAATGACGGGACAACTAACCTTGCGGCTTCTTTACAAAAAGCAATCAAACCAAAGAAAGTTTTTGAAGAGTTAACGTTTATAACCGAATCGATGCTGGCTGCTTTTGGCGACCCGCCAGCTGATGCTCTTAAAGCAAGAGGCTTAACACTGCCAGCAGCGCAAGAGTATGAAGTTCTTTGGAGTGAGCGCCATAGCAATTGGGTTACTGTTATAAGAGACCCACACACCCACAAGCTTCTTGGTTGGCAAGAGAAGGGCCACACCTCTAGGTTTTTTAGAAATCAACCAGTCGGTGTTCCAAAGAGCAACGCTTTGTTTGGATACAAGCAATACAAGGGCGGAGACATGATTGTGGTTGAGTCACCTTTAGATGTAGTAAGGCTTGCATCAGTGGGTATATCAGGTGGAGTGAGCACCTACGGCGCCATAGTCTCTATGCAACAATTCAACATTATGCGTGGAGCTGATAGGCTTATTTTTGCTATGGACAATGACCAGGCGGGAAAAGAGTCATCGGTCAACTTATTAATTTTATGTCAGGAGTATGGAGTAGATGCTTGGTTCTTTAACTACAACCAAACAGACATGAAGGACGTTGGTGCTATGAGCAAATCTGAGATAGTCTATGGTTTAGAGAATGCAAGACACATGGTAAACGGAAAGAAGGCTTTACATGGAGAGTATGCTTCCCCTATTAATAGCTGATGAAGATTTTATTGAGCACCTGCACGAATGGGGACACTACCCATCAATTGATATTGCAGAGCTTGCAGAGGAGTGGAAAATTTGGTCAAAAGAAAACGTCGAATAAAGAAAAGACCAGCTTGGATAGTTGACGTAGATGGAACACTGGCTAACGTAGATTCAATATTAAAGTACATAGTAAACAAAGACGACAACGATAACTTTAAAAAAGATTTTGATAAGTTTCACAGAGAGTCTATCCACGTTCCTCCCCACGAACACGTGGTGGATATGGTTTGGACCGCTATTACCAAAGACAAAGACATCCTTGTAGTAACTGCTAGACGAGAGGAGTGGCGTTCACACACTTCGTACTGGTTAGCAGATGTGGCAAACATCCCACATCAAGCTTTGTTCATGCGAGGTAATAAAGACTACAGACCTGACTATGAGGTCAAAAAAGACATACTAGAACATATTAGACTTTTCTGGGATGTTCAACATGCGGTTGACGACAATCCAAATGTCATTAGACTTTGGTCTGAATACGGCATTCCAACTACAAAAATAGGAGACTGGGACGGAACATGATTATTGGATTAACTGGCTACGCCCAATCAGGAAAAGACACTTTAGCAAACATACTTGTAGAACAATATGGATTTAAACGTGTTGCTTTTGCTGACCCTATACGTGATTTCTGCTATGAGGTAAACCCAGTAATTGGTCACGTCGCTAACGAAGACACTCTTCTACGTACTGTTGTTGATAGAGATGGTTGGGAAAACGCTAAACAAAATCAGTCTGTTCGTAGACTTTTACAGAACGTGGGAGTTGCTGCTCGTAATCAATTTGGAGAATTGTTCTGGGTAGCTCAGGCGCTTAGCCCAACTAAAATTTCTGAAGGAGACAAGGTCGTTATTACAGACGTTCGTTTTGTAAATGAAGCAGAGGCTATAAAGATGTTTCCAGACTCCCAGCTTTGGAGGGTAAAGAGACCTGGATACGGCCCAGTCAATAACCATGTATCAGAGTCTGAGATGGAAGACTACAAAGTAGACCAAATTTTTTATAACGCAGGCACCATTGAAGACCTGCGGGCATTAGTTAATGTTCGCATGAGAGCATACGTATGATTATGGAGTATGGGTCCTGGGTCCTTGCCGTTATAGGTGTCGGAGGAATCTATTTTGTTGGACGTAAAACTATCTGGGGCTGGCTAGTGCTTCTTTTTAACGAAGTCTTGTGGATTGGTTACGCGCTAACTACTGACCAGTACGGTTTTATCTTCTCTGCTCTTGCCTACGCTCTTGTCTATATTAGGTCTTATGTCCATTGGTCTAAAGATAGAGTTAACGAGATACCTCTGTGACATTTACAGGAACCCTTCTGCCTTATCAACCTGAGGCTGTAGACAGGATGTGCCAACGAGGCAGGATGCTTGTCGCCTATGACTTAGGGTTGGGAAAAACTGTTCTAACCATTGCCGCTATAGAGCGCCTTATGGATGAGAACAAAATTAAAGAACCAGGCCTTATAATTTGCTTATCCTCATTGAAATATCAATGGGCTAATCAGATTGAGAAATTTACTAATGGAACTTCACACTCTTTGGTTGTGGATGGAACGCCGAAGCAAAGAGCAGAGCAGTACGCTGAAGCCATCGACTGGCGTAATACAGGTATTGATTACATCATTCTTAACTACGAGCAGATTGTTAACGACTGGGACTACGTCAAAGAATTACCGCGAGGATTTGTCGTCCTTGACGAAGCCACAGCAATCAAGTCTTTTAAATCTAAACGCTCCAGAGCAGTTAAAAAACTTGTCAACTCCCCCTACAGGTTCGCGCTCACTGGTACCCCTATTGAAAATGGCAAGCCTGAAGAGCTGTACAGCATTATGCAGTTCGTTGACGCCAACGTACTTGGTAGGTTTGACATCTTTGATGCTGCTTTTATTGTAAGAAACTCTTGGGGCGCACCGCAGTATTATCGCAACTTAAAGACTTTACATGAGAAGATGAAAGAGGCTTCTGTACGTAAAGCACAGAAAGACCCAGACGTTGCCCCCTATCTTCCCGACACTATTCACAAAGAACCAGCAAAAATATTTTTTGATAGAAAGACCTCTAAGTTATATACACGCATAGTAGAAAATCTTTTATCAGATTTAGACGAAGCTCAAGATTTATTTGGCAGCAACTTTAACATCATGGCTCACTACGGGTTAGAGTCTAGACGTGGTGGTCCTGAGGATGAGATGCGTGGAAAAATTATGTCTAAGATTGGCGCATTAAAAATGCTCTGCTCGCACCCCGAGTTATTAAAAACAAGTGCGGCTAAGTTTAAACAGATGGGTGGAGAAGGCTCCGCTTACATTGCAGAGCTTGTGGACAGCGGTTCACTAGATGGCATTGTTTCTTCACCAAAACTAGACTACTTAATCCAGTATGTAAAAGACCACCTAGAACAGGATGACAACAACAAAGTGGTTGTCTTTGCAACCTATGTTGACATGCTTGATAAGATAGTCGCAGCATTTGGCGAAGACATGTGCAGAAAGTACTCAGGTAAATTAGATGCTCGTACTAAAGAACTTAACAAAACTGACTTCAATAATAATCCCAGCGTACGCGTACTGGTTAGTTCTGACGCTGGGGGTTACGGTGTGGACCTTCCTGCTGCTAATCTTCTTATCAATTACGACCTCCCTTGGTCTTCGGGAAGTGCAACGCAAAGGAATGGCCGCATACAAAGAGCGTCATCAACTTGGCCGACAATAGTAATTCAGGATATTATTATCTCTGGTTCTATAGAGGAAAGACAACACGAAGCTCTACAACAGAAAAGTGCAGTGGCTAGCGCTGTAATTGATGGCGAAGGGTTTGATGATAACGGTAATATGCCGTTAAGTGTTGGAAGTCTAAAACAGTTTTTACAAGCAGCAATTGTCTAGTAGCTCAGTTGGCAGAGCAGGCGACTGTTAATCGCCAGGTCCCTGGTTCGAGCCCAGGCTAGACAGCAGTATTGCGGACGTGGCGCAGTTGGTAGCGCGAGACCTTGCCAAGGTCTAGGCCGCGGGTTCGAGCCCCGTCGTCCGCTCGTGGTTAGATTAACTAGGATATATACAAAGACTGGTGATGCAGGCACGTCTGCGCTCGCAGGCAATGACCGTCATCCAAAAGAAGATTTAATCTTTAATGCTATAGGCACAGTCGATGAAGCAAACTCATCTATTGGTATTGCCATGTGTTATGTAGATAAAGAAGACGTCTACACTTTGTTAAAGAATATACAGAACGATTTGTTTGATTTGGGTGCCGACCTTGCTTCGCCAAAAGTGTCGGTTACAGACGCTCACATTACTTATCTTGAAACTAATATAGATTTGTACAACGACCAGTTAAAGCCACTGGAATCTTTTGTACTACCTTCAGGGAGCAAGGCTTCTTCCTACCTACACCTATCTAGAACAATAGTTCGTAGGGCAGAGCGTTGTGTTTGGGATTCTGTAAACCAAAGGGAGACCAACCCTCTTATAGCTAAATACCTCAACAGGCTATCTGACCTGCTGTTTGTCCTAGCTAGGTACCTGAATGGTGGTAAAGATATACTGTGGGA